TGTTCTGCGCGAGCGGCCCTACTTTCCGGCGAGTTCTGTTCACCATACGCATCACGCACGGCCATCAGAAAATCGTCGTCCATCAACAGCTTTTCAATCTGCTCTTCTCGTTCCGACAGCAGGGCAGCGAGTTCCTCGCGCTCCTGATAGACCTGTTGAGCAACTTGCTCAACCTGCTGGACCTTTTCTTCCCGATCTTTGTTGTACACGCCCCACTGGGCCAGCTTCACCACTTGATCCAAGCGGTCACTCCGCATCTTCCCGTTGGCCTTGTACTCGACCATCAAGTTCGGGACTTCTACCTCTCCATCTGCATCGTAGAGGGCAAACTCTGTGGCCAGATCATCCGTCACCGTTGGAACGGCAACGTATCCTTCTGGCATATTGGGTTGATCGCCAAGGTCTTCTGATTCCCCAGCGTCCTCTACTGCGTCTCCGCCATCGTCTGCTGCATCTGGAGCCAGTGTCTCTTCGGCATCCTCAGCCACAGCCGTGTCTTGCTGTGGTGGGAGGGCGCTTGCGACGGCACTGGAAATTGCTTCACCGAGGTCCATGCTGCGATCCTATTGCTGTCGGGATAAGATGTCAGCTTGCTGTGCGGACTGCTCTGCCTCTGGGATGCCAGCCAAATTCTGTTGAAGAAGGTTGGTGACCCCAATCGGCGGATTGCCACTGGCAAGCGGTAACTGTCCCGGTGTGATATTTGGTACACTGGCTGCGGCAGGTCCGCGTTCTGGGCCAGCACCAGCAGGACCACCTTCCTGCGGCGGTCCTCCTCCTTGTTTCTGCTGCGCTTGGTTTGCCAGTGCTACCCACCGCTCTTGTGCAGCGGCAATGACGGACGGTTCTACGTCGTCTTGGAGCAGTAACTCGCGTTCCAGCACATCTTGGTGAATCGCTTCGTTGTCCTGCCACCGCATCTCGGGCACGGGCGTCTGCATCCGAATGGCATCTGCCACCCGCTTGGCCCGTGCTTCTTGATCCGAGTCTGGCGTGGAGATGTCCCCTGCCACGGCAAACATCTGGCGACGGCGATATTCCTTCATGTCGATCACGCCCGTCTGGAGCCAGTTGTCCAGCATATACATACGGAACGCCAGCGGCATCGGCATCATCGACGAGGCTTCGACCTTCACATCGCTCTGTCCGTCAAAGTCCGACGCCGACACGGCACGGGCAAGGTCAGGACGACCCTTGCCAACTGCGCCAAGCGAGCGAGGCATATCATAGCCCCACGACATCCCTGCCAACGTGATTTTGCCCCAGTCAGTGAAGGCCATCGCCAAGGCATTGACGCCGGGGCTAAAGACCCGCTCCAACTGTTCACGGCTGGCAATGATGGCACGGCCCGATTCGCCCGTCACCTGCCCACGACTCACGGCATTGTAGCCCGAAGCGTTTTCAAAGGCGCTCTTCTCCAACGCCAGTGCTTCTTTGACATCGTTGCCAACACTAAACCCGTTGACGGGCTGGATGCTGTCCGACATCGGACCTGCGCCACGAATTTCGATCATGGACGTTACGCCACCCATGAACGTTTCGGTCGCAATAGCGTTCGGGCGCGTCAAAAACCGTCCGCCAGCGTTCACGCGGATGTTCTCGACCCACTTGGACAACAACGCATTGATCCGCATCTGGTGATCTATCCATTGCTCCATGACCGGGCGCGGATAGTAACTGGGGTCGCTGGAACCGTCGCGGACTGGGACCAGTGGAATCGTGTTCCACAGAAGGGGTGAGGGTCCGAACACGACTTCATCGCCAACGACCACCATTTGCAAGCCTTCTGGCAGCACATCGGGGTGCGGCTGGAGATAGACCGTAAACCGTTCCGTCACATCCTCATCCCGCAACCGCTGGCCTTCGCCAATCGTGGTCTGCGAGAGAACCCATGCGCCAATCCCTTCACTGCCGCTGTACGTCGGGCCATTGCTCGTGGACAGCATCGTGTTGGCGGCGTCCAATCCCGTCACGCCATACCGATATGCCGCCTCACTCCGAGAAATCACCTCACGAATGATGACCCAGTGCGGGCGTTGGGTCGCGGTCGCGTTTGGCGAGACACGAACCTGCTCCACCCGAAGCGTTTGACAGCCAATATCGCCCATGGGCTTCTTCTGCCCAGCAAGATCGCCCATGCGCTCGTCCCACGGTCCACGATTTGGGTCCCAGTACTCGTGCCAGAAGGAAATGCCGTCCGTTTGCGCCCAGAAACTGGCTTCCCTCGCCATACGCTGCATCTCTTGCTGCTCATACTGGTACTCCAGCGCCATCTGTTGGGCTTGCGCCTTCCGACGATCTTCGGGGTCTTGCGTGACGGGCGTGACGGAGAAGCCGGGCTTCTGATCCATCAGAATCTGCAACCGCTGATCCAACGCTTTATCGACCATGTTGTACACCACACGGGCCGCATCACGCGGACGCGCCGGTTCCCGCCACGGACCCATGCCGTTGGCCGAAATCCATTGCTGGCCTGCACGGAAGAGGCGGTTGCGTTCGACGAGGTGGAGGTGCATCTGCACCGCATCCCGCCGACCCTCCCACAAGCCACGGCACCACGACGACCACGCAGACGGGTCGATGTCGTCTTGCCCATCTGCGCCGGGGAAGTCGTACCCGTACAACGCCCGCTGCAAGCTGGCATCGTTTTCGGCGGCGGTGTTGGTGTTGTTCGACGGCGGGTTGGGCGCGACCTTCTCGTTCGGGCCAAGCGGGTCGTTGGACAACCCTTCCATTGCCCGAAGCATCTCCGTTTCGAGGATCGGGCCGTCGAGGGAGGGGACGGTCGCGGTGCCGTCAGCCAACAACCCCATCGGGTCGTTGTCGTCAAAGAACATCGGTCCCGTCATGCGTCAATCCTCCCAACACCAAAGGCCGAGCGGACTGCGTTCCAGTCCCGCAACGTGGCGTACTTTTCACGGATGGACTTCATCACATCTTCCTGCGCCCAGCTATCGGTGTACTGCAACACGACAGCGACCAAATCTTCAGGCACATGGACCGTATACGGGTCTTCTTCCACCGGACTTGTATCCCGATACGGGGCAAAGAGCTTGACCGTTGCACAGCCCTGATAAATGCCGTAGACCAGCACCAGCGGCCACAGGATACGAAGCAGAAATTCGGTCACGATCCGACGTAGCGGACGGTCAGGACGGGCGAGCCAGAAGTGTAGGCCGAACACCGTGCCCGAATCGCCGCATACCCGCCAGACGACACCGTAAAGGCACCCACCGCTGTTGCCGTCGAGGCCGCTGTCCCGCTGTTGCTGGGAAGACAGTTGAGGGCGACGTAGGTTGCGCCATCGACCGTGCCTTCAAACGTGATCGTGGCGGAGAAGGTGCCCGTGATCTGGATGCCGACCGATCCCACACTGGGCAAGCCCGAGATGGTGGCGGCGTCTTGTGCAGCGGCAACGGTCGTCGTGCTTTTGAGCAAGTTTCCAACAGACATCGTTATCTCCTGACGTTAATTGCAGTCCCACGCACGAAGTGACTTGTTGATCCGCGAATCTGGGTCACGGGCCGTTGCTGCACTGGTCAGCTTGGCTTTCATCCCCTTCATCCGCTTACAAAACGCGATCCGTCGTTTGGCAGACGTTGGGCTTTTGGCCGCTTCCGCTGCTTTGACAGGCGGTTTGATATCTTTGCCAGCCGCCCGCAACGAAGCGCGACCGGCGGCGTTAAGTCCCCCGTCTGGGTTTTGCCCTTCCTTCCGCTGCCACGCCGGGGAGGCCATGTGACTACTTGGCCTTCTTCAACTGCTTGTGCTGCTTGATGGCAATGGCGAGGAAACCTGCGACCATCGCCTTCACCACTTCGCCGTCCCATGCCGCCAGATCAGCGGGAACATCCACGCCGAGGATGGCGGTGAGGGCGGTGCCGAGAGAGGCGATTGCAATGGCAAGACCCTGCTTGGCATAGGTCGGGGCCTTATTGACCAACGCCGATCCTCGCTTCACGGCATCGACCGCGAACGGGGTGGCAAACCCGACCACAATCGGGGACACCATCTTGATCGCCAACGTGATGGCTGGATTCTCAAGCATCAGTCTTCCTCCTCCATGTCGGAGTTGTCTTCGTCGTCCATCTCGTCATCGTCTTCTTCGTTCATGCCCATCTTTTCTTCGATGGCGTCCAGCCGTTCCATCAGCGCATCGAGTTTGGCCGACAGTCCTTCGGGGCTGGTTTCTGTCACCATCTCCTCGTCGTCGCCACCCGCTCCACCCTCGTCGTCCATCGGATAGCCCTTCTCATCCCGCTTGGCAAACGCGCCCTTCTTGCCTATCGGCTTGCCCATGCCAATCACCACGGTCATGCCGGGCATTTTGGGGGCATCACTGGTGGTCAGTCCTTTGCGGCGGAGCATGGGCTTCCGCCCCAGCTTCTTACTCAGCTTGCTCAACACCGCTTCCATTCCTGTACTCTCCATGTGCTTACCAGCCCGTTCCGGGCAGTTGCGATTGGAAGTCTCCAGCGGGCTGAAATATCCCTCTTGCCCCATCTTCAGGAGAAACATAGGGGTCGTCCACAATTTGCCGCAACCCCACTGGGGCTTCAGGTACCGCCCCCTGCACCCGATCCCAGCCGTGCAACGCCAACGCCACCGCCATCACGCCGTCATCGTGGAACCCAGATGGCGCTTCGTATCGGACGCCTGTCGCCGTGTAGGTAAACTCAAAGGCTTCCATCTCCGACGTGAGCCATCGGGCGGACTCGTCATCAGGCAGAGTGAGTTCTTTGCCTTGGAAGGCGGCGACCATGCGTTGCATGAGGCGGAGCTTGGACGACTGGGTAAAGACGTGCGGGGTAACGTTCACCCCCATGACTTGCAGGTCCGCCACAATGGCATCGCCAACCCCCGTCGCGTCAGCCACGACAGGCGTGTCCCCTACCCTACCCCTTATCCGAGCCTTTGTCGTGGCCCACGGAGCCTGCCAGCGGTCAAGAAAGGCCACTCGGCGGTAGGCGTCAAACCCCACCAACACGGTGAAGTCCATGCTTCGGGCCAAATCGACGCCATAGACCACCACGGGCTGGTCAGACAACGGGCCGATACTGGCACGGATGGCCTCAAGACCGAATGGATTTGCGCCGTCGTCGGTCGGGATGCCTTCAAATTCTTGAGCAAACACTTCGGGCGGCAACTCTCGACGGGCGGCTTCCACCTCTTCGGCGGGGATGTACGGGTTTTCTAGCGTTGAGGCACGGAAGGATGCCCAATCGGGGTCTTCGCCTAACCCACGGTTGAATAACACGACAAACCCATGTCTCCGGCCCTTTGGGGTGCCCAAGATTAGCGCCCGACCCTTCAGGTCAACCAGTGTGGGGCGGATTGCGGACTGCCAGACTTCCAGCAAATCCCGTGTAATCCCGGCTTCGTCGATCACCACTAGCGCATATTTGCGGCCTCGGGCAGGATCGGGGGTATCCAGCGTCCACACCTCAATAATCCCGCCCGTCACCAGTTCCAGCCGCTTATCCTGCTCGTTCATGCGGGCCGTGATAGGGGCCAAGCGGTCTACCAGCTCCCGCCACGCCTCCAGCGCCAGCTTATAGGATGGCGCAAACCACCCCACAGGCTGTCCTGCAATCGCCACATCGCTGGCTTCTCGGATGCCACAGGCCGACTTCCCCCACCGCCGTCCACACATCACCACCCGAAATCGGGCAGGGTGTGTGGCAATAGCCACCTGCCCCGGATGCCGTCTGTGGAGGCGGACTTCAACCTCTCCAGCGGATGAAGCGCCATGTTTATGCTTTCCACGAACCGATGCCATAGTCTCTCTAGTTAACTAGTCTACTAGTTCCTTAGTTACTCAGTTACTCAGTTACTCAGTTACTCAGTTACTCTGTTTCTCTGTTACTAACAAGAGTCTGTTGCTGTTACTCGTTAGGGTGACTGTGCAGTCACCCCCCTCCCTACTACCCCCGTCACTCCAGTCACCCCCCTACTCCTGCTCCAATTGCCAAGGTTGCCGCTACCATCACATTCTTCAGCGCCTTCTCATTCCGTACTGGCGCATCATCTTCCACAACCTTCACCTGTAGCGTTTGTGTGCCCTGATGCTCTACGGTCTGCTTCTCCCCATACTCCAGTGGGTTGGCCTTTGATGCCGCCCACTTCAACGTATCAATCAACACCCGATCCATCGCTGTCGTACTCGACGTGCTTTCCCGTGCTACCACAATGGCTTCCTCTGCCAATGCCTGCCCCAGCATCACCTTCATCCGGGCATACCGCTTCCCCAGCGTTTCATCCCGGACAATCCACTGTCGGACCATACCGGGAGTGATACTTTTTTCTCCTGCCCTCGACAGCTTCCGTACCGTATCCGCCAACAACTGCCCTTCGGCCATCTGATCCAGCACCAGTTCCACAATCTCTGCTCGTCGTGCTTCTGTCGTTGCCATAACTATACCCCCTCTGTTTTTTGCTTTCGGTGACTGCCCCCTAGTATAACGCTCCCGTCGTGTTCATGCCAACGGCAAGTGTCTTGTTGACTTGTACCAAGCGTCATCTGACCGAGTGATGGTGGTGGCTATAGGCGGGCCGTCGTCGGCGGGGGTAGGGGGGGGTCGCGGGTGGCTCGCGGCTGGCAAAAGAACGCGCGATCTATGCCCGGCTTTGCCGCTTTGCCACTGTCAAACGCCGCCCGCCCATCGTTTGCCGTGTCAAACGTCAACCCGCCGCCACGTCTCTCGGCCCCGTGCCGCTCCACTTGCCAGCGGGTTGCCTTGTCAACGGGGCGAGTCAATAGAACACGCACGGGGCAACGTGACACCGACAGCGCCAAGGTGTGCAAGCATCCCGCAAACATCCCGCCACCTTCCCGCCACTTCCCGCCCGTTTGCCCGCCACCACGTTGACCACGTTTGGCAAGTCAAAGCCCCTCGTTCTATATGTGCCGCAAATTCAATCAAATGCTGTCAAAGCCCAGAAAGCCCGAGAGCATATTTGTGATGCCTCCCCTCGGTATCTTGCCAAGCCTTTGATCTAAGTCGTTGCCACACAGCGACTTAAAAATACTTTTGACAATCTTTCGCAGAACCCTTGACGGTGCTTGTCAACCGTTTAGACTTATCCTCAGTTGTTGCGGTTGCCACTGAACTGACACGCCGATGATGGCGTCTCCGAACGGCACCGATGGAAAGTGTGGATGAAACGACACGCCGTGAGGCGCTTCCGAAGCCACCGACCGCAACACCGACCGTACCAAGTGTGACCGCTTGGTGAGATCGTTGGACACGATGACGGCAACGGCTCTTTGACAACTGCCAAGCACCACCGGACTTCCGAAAACTCGGAACTAACCCCTACGGCGTCCGGTGCCGTTCACTCTCTGACACAGAGCGAACGAGTCCGAAAGGCAGCAATCCCGCTGCCCTCTCGCCGTTGTGCGGCGACTGACGAGGACAGTCAGAACCCCACATTCCCGCCAAGGAAAAGATCATGCCAAAGCCGCTTTCGTTGGAAAAGTACACCGACACCAAGACGTTCTATGTCGGTCGCCGTCTCAAAGCTGACTTCCTCGGAGCCTACGGAATCCTCCCATCTAGTGGAGCCGATGCCGCCACCGCTGGCTGGAAGGGCAACCCCGCCGCCGTCGTGCCGTACAAGGCGGCACACGACACCCCGATTCACTCCGGTGTCTGGGGGATTGTGACCGCCATGATTGACGACTACCACGTTGACGCGCTGTTTCTCTGGGAGTCTCGCGGCACCATCGTCTCTGCCATATTCACGGGTCTCCATGCTGCCAACTTCGTGACCAGCCGTGGTGCCCCGCCGATGATTGGCGAAAACGACTCGCTCAAAGCTGGCAAGTCAGCCGCTCCCGCTCCCGCTCCCGTTGCCGCTCCCGCTCCGGTTGCCACCGATGCCGATGCCGCTCTTGATGCCATCCGCAAGCTGATCGGTGGTGGTGCCGCTCCGATGGACGAAGAAGCCTTGAAGCGAGCCGTGAAGGACCAGCTAGACCCATTTCGGGAAGCCATGCAGCCCGTCATGGACATCCTCGCTCGGATGAAGTCTGATCCGATTGTCAGAGGCAAAGTCATGGTCGCCGCTGCCGCTTCCAAGAACCCCATCGTGGATTTCTTGGCGAATTATTACCAAGCTGGCCTTCCAACGCCGTCGCTGATCTGTCTCGCCGCCCCGCCGTCTATCGGCAAGACGTTTGCCTTTCGCCAGTTGGGCACCAGCTACGACAGCTACATGGAGCATGGCTGCACCGATGACATCGACGAAATCAGCACGTTGCTTGGCTCGGCTGCACCGGACGGCAAAGGCGGGTTCGTGGTGTTCGACGGAGTACTGACGCAAGCCGTTCGGGCGGCATCGGAAGGCAAGACGGTCCTCCTCTTGCTGGACGAAGTGTTTCGGCTCGGCAAGCGCCCGATGGACTGGCTCTTGACCTTCTTGACCGGAGTCAAGACGCCAAGAGGGAAGGTGTACCGCCTCCGCACTCGCCGTGTCATGGCCGATGGCTCGCTGGAAGTCATCGAATGTCTCGCCGCTAACCTGCACTTGGCAGCCGCCACCAACCTTGGTGCCAAGTCACCGGATCAAGCGTTCTGGGACCGCTGGGAACACCACCGCTTGCCGTTCGATGCGGACTCGGTGAAGGCGACCACGTTGTCATTCGCCGCCCACTACGCCGTCACTGATCCCGATGTCTTGGCAACCCGCTTCACCGCCGCCGTGGTAACGTCCCGTGCCGCCGTTGCCGATGGCTCGCTGAAATATCCCCTGAGCTTTCGGGCACTGGAGAACGCCGCTGAGTTCGTGTCTCGCCGTGGTGCCGTGACTGCCGACGCCGTGTGCCAGCACATTGCCGCCACCGTTGCGGATCGGTGTGCGGCATGGGGTGTGGACAGTGGCGAAACTGATCCCGCTTCCTTCACCGCCGTTTCCCTCGTTCGCCTCTCTCTCGGAGTCAAATAATGGCACACACAATCACGTTTCTCTCGACGGGCGAACGGCTGGCAAAGCGCGCCATGAAGTCAGCGACCCGCAAGACTGGGCAACTGACAATGCTTGGCACGATGACGGGCATGGCGGTGGACGGCACGGTGTTGGCTGGTGGACCGACTGGCGACTGGCGCTTCGATGCCGACACCCACTTCGTCCGACTCGGTGACCGCTTTCACACACAGATCGACGTAGTCAAAGCCGTCACGATGAAAGGCAACGACAAACGGGCGGCGAAGTTTGCGGCAACTGTGTTGCGGCACGAACGGTGGCATGGACTGGTGACGGTGCGGGATGTCAACGCACTTGCCAAGGCGTGTCGTGCTGGCAACGCCCCGTTCGCCGTGTTCAACGTCATGGAAGATTGCCGCATCGAAGCGAAGGCGATAGCGGTTGAGGGAGACAGCTTTGAATGGGGTTCATGGATCACCAAGAAATTCGCTACGTCACCACTCCATGCTCTTCTCAATGCGAAGATGTCGGGCGGTGCCCACTACTACGGGCAGAACTGGACTGGCGGCACGGCACCGGAGCGGGAAGCGGTGGAAAGTTTTTATGACCGAGTTGTTGCCGCTCCCGATTCATGGGCGGTTGTTGAGTTGGCGATTGAATGGGCGAAGCACTGGGGCGAAGAGGCGACGACGGCACCGGAAGACTTGACCGACAAGGGCCACATCCACGATGACATCGGTGAGGACTCGGATGGATCAGCCAAGGGGTCTGGCCCGATAGTGGACCGCCCCGATGCCCCGTCAGCCGAACGGGATCACGGTGTTGCCATCAACGATCAAGGCGAAGAGATCAGCCCCGTTGGGACGCCGACAACGACGACCAAGCAGACATCATGGACTACGTTTGTCAGCGGATACCGCTCGCCCATCGCGGTGGACAAGCCAGCCGCTGACAAGTTGGCGGCACGGCTCGGTGAGACGCTGATCGCTGGCTCAAATCAGAACGATCAGCAACAGTCCAACAACGGCTCTCGGTTGCACATTGGCAACGCAGCCAGCGGCAACGACCGCCCCTTCACCACCAGCGGCGACACGGGCACGGCTCCCTCTCTTGTCATGGTCATGGACATGAGCGGGTCAATGGGCGGCGACTTCAACGAACACGGTCGCACGATGTTGGCAGCAATGGCTCGCCTCCTCCGCAACGGTGACATCACTGGCTCAGTGTGGCTGACTGGACAAGGCGAACACGCTTACCTGCCGCCGACTGCACCGGACACGATGATCTCGGCACTGGAAGCGAACAAGGAATCAGAGAGCATAGCTGTCACACTCGACGCACTCAAAGATATTTTGATCGCCGCCGATGTGGTCATCGTCTACACCGATGGGATGCTGACCGATGGCTCGGTCGATGCGGGAATGTGGAGAGCGCGGGGTGTGGACTTGATCGGTGCGCTGGTGCTGCCGACAACGGCCAGCACGGGATGGCGGGAAGGTAGGACCAAGGACATGAAAGAACACTTCGGGCGGTCGATCATCGGCTCGACTGGACTTGACTTGGCAAACAAGATCATCGCCTACACTGCCAACCGAATCGCAGAGAAGTAGTCACCAACGGGGGCGGCACACCGTCGCCCCCACCACCGACACCGGAGAACACATCATGTCCACGCTCACGCTTCCCGCTCGCACCGAAGAGCAGCGCACCGCTACCGCTCAGATGCTCGCCGCTCTCGTTCGTGAAGGTGTCGCCTTCACGGCGAACGCCACCGACATCACGGGCAACGCCACCCACATCGTCCATGTCGTTTTCACCGGAGGGTTTTGACCATGCCCCGCCGCCCCGCTCGCTGGGAACTGCACACCATCCCCGCCGACATCGTTCACCGTCTGCCGTATGACCTCGCAGAGTTTGTCACTGAGACGCTGCGTTACCGTGCCACGATGGCAAAGAAAACCACAAAGGCTGGCCGTGCAGAAGCCGCCGAGTATCTCACCGCTCTCACCGCTCTGGAGAACTGACCATGTACCAACTCAAGGCCAACACCGGACACTACATCGCCGAAGACATGGAGTCTCTCGCCGATGGCATCCTCGACGGCCATGCGTTCCGCTCGCTTGACTTCGCACGGGAGGTAGCCTATGTGGCCTTACAAAATCGCCCCGAACTTACGGACATTTCGGTCGTAGATGTTCGGTCCCGCGCCGTGGTCCTCACGGCATGGCAAAACACTTCACGCTGAGACACTCCCCGATGAACCGCCCCTCCTTCCTCGACCGCCACCCTGCACTGGCTCCCCTCCTCCTCCTCTTCCTCTGGCTCGCCGTTGGTGTGGCAGAGGGAATGGGGATGTAGTCTTGCTGCTGTTGGTTCCTTGCCGTAGATTGTAGGTAGACATCTCTTGGCGGGGATGTTCTCGGACTCTCCGAGGTGTGGTAAACAGAAACCCCCTGACACTCGCGTGTCGGGGGGCTTTTTGTTTTACTTGTAGGGATGCACCCATGCAGAGCCACTGTCTGTTCGTTCCTTTCGTTGCTTGCCCTTGTGCATATCACGGAAGCAATCATCCAGCGGAGTCCAGACAATCGTGCGGCTGCTCAAAGGCGAGACAGCGGTGATCGAATCGGTGACGATGATCCGATCCCCCCGCATCCCTTTGACAGCAAACCGCAGGGTACTGTCATCCCATCGACACGATACAGTGTCCCCGTTTGTCAGCCGTACACGGTAGCGGTCGTTGTGAGTCAGGTACAGTCTAGTCATGGCTTGATCCCGATTAAGGCGGCGGCTTGTGTGAATCGTGTTTCGATGTCTTTGATATTCGCGTCGATCTTTTTTGCTGACACGGGCACTCCGAACATCTCGCCCTTGGTCAGTGCTTCTTCTATCGCCCGACACCGAACGGCAATCGTCTCGGCGTGTTGCGCGAGGGTGCGGACGTGCTTGCGGAGTTGAGCGGGGGTCATCGGAATCGTTGCATGATTTTGTGTACTACCTCTTCGATGGCAAACACGGCATGAACCAGCCCGATCATCGCAAGGCACCCCAGCGGCCAGAGGTACGGGGTAGGGATAGTCATGCCTCCTCCTCTTCGTTGTCATCGTTGTCAAAGTTTGGCGGATCAAGCTGCTCCCCGGTGTCCCGGTCCTCGGATGCTTGCGCCTTGGCATGACGTTTGACAGCAGCATCATACGCCCTCTCGTAGTCCAGCCCATCGTCCTCAGTGCGGATGTCCCAGTCATCGTAACTCACCGCTCCTCCTTACTTGTTGTCTTGCCCCAGTACACGCCACGTCCTATCGCCACCACAGCAATCACAATCATGCCCCAGAAAGTCCACATCATCGAGCCTCCAGATAGTGAGCGTTGCCCCAGCAGATACTTTGTCTGATCGAATAAACTTCCAGTGTTCTTCCCGTACTTGACTGTCATCCACCCACACGCCTGCACCATGCGTGATCCCGTCCTTGGCACACTTGCTGAAGTTGAGATCACGTCGTCGTTTGTCAGGCTCACGAACAACAACGTGCAATCCCACGTCGCACGTCGGGATAACCCAGTTGTTTTTTTTGGCAGCAGCTTTGGCGATAGCTCCGATCAACACCTTCGCTTCACGGTACTGATCGGACAGGATGTAGCGGTACTTGAACTTGCGGTTGTCAGAGCAGAGGGCGACCCACGGGATGATGAATGTCAGGATCAATTCCTCTCCCTCCACTTAGGGATCATCGGGCCATGCTTCTCTTCCTGCTCCTTGATACTAGCCACCCGCTGTGTCAATCGTAGGGTACGAAAGTCCCATTGCACGGGGATGTCTGTCGCCCCACCGATGCGGTTCTTATCCACGATCAACCAAGTGTCCGCAAGATTCCCACTCCGCGTGAAGCGGCTGTGATCGAACAGCAGTACTTGGTGTGAGTCATTCTCAATGGCGCTGCCACCCATCAAGCCCTGACTGATTGGCCGCTCTGCTCTGTTGGCGCTGGTCTGTCGGTTGAACTGAGACAGCGTGACCATGCGGACATTCAACGTCTGCGCCAACTCACGGAGTTCATGCGAGACAGCTTCGATGCGGTCATGGATGTTGTTCATGTTGCTGACGCTGGCAAGTTGGATGTAGTCCATGATAAAATACTTGCTGCCGCTGACCTCGGCATGATGCCGAATACAGGCCGACACATCAGACATCTTCGACAGCGGACGACGGTTGACTAACACATGACCGCCCGTCCTCTCTCGGGTTTCGTTCAGCATCCGTGCCGCTCGGGTGTACACCGCTTGATCGAACATCGGCCCCTGCTCTAGCAGCACCACGCTTTCGTTGCTGACAACCGACAGCAGCCGTGTTGCCAACTCACTTCGGCCCATCTCCAGCGACACGAAGCACACCGTCTCCCCGTGTTCGATGGCACGGGCGGCAAGGTTAATGCCGATCAGACTCTTGCCCGTGCCCGTGTTGGCACCCACCGTAATCAGCCAACTCTTTGCCAAGCCCACACCACCACCGCTGGACCCACACACACGGTTCCACGCATCCAACGGCGTTGGCACGGCATCCACCGGAGCCAGCTTCTCGGTCAACATCTGGTCAAGCGTGTCGCCCGTGATGCTATCAAACGCCACGGCTGGCGGCTCTGCGCCAATGGGTGTCGTGGTGCTGATGATCCCCTGCCACACCGTTGCCCAGTCATCGCCGTGTGACTGCACCGACTGGTGCAAATCACACAGGTCTTTCATCGGCTGACCGTGGTGCTTCACATCCCGCAGGATACGGGCCTTGGGCAACGAGGGAGAGATGGCCGCGACCATCGTCGCTCCCCCTTCGTCAGGCTCCTGCCACACGATGACCTCACGGCCTGACAACAGCACGGCATACTCGGGCTTCCACTGCGAAGCCCCCGGCAAGCCCACCACTGTCAAACCACGTTGCCAGCCCGCATGGCAATCACTCTCGCCCTCGACAATTACCACAGGGCCAATTGATTTTGCCAGTACGTCCTGCCCGTACAGTGGGGTACCCTCTCCGTCTCTGTCCCAGAAGGTGCCCTTGCGGGTGCGGCACTTGGTACGGATGACGGTGCCGTCAGCACGACGGTACGGCATGGCAACAATCGCATCGCCAAACTTGCCCACCCGTTCCTCAACGCCAGCCTTTGCCAGCCCTGCCAGCGACAGCCCCTTCCGCTCGGCGTACTCCTGCAACGTCAGCCCACTCGACGCCTTCGCTTCATCAGGCAGGGTGATTCCCAACACATCAGCCAGCGTTGCTAGTGGCTCGGTGAATCCACAGGCGGCACAGCCCCACGCATGATCGCCCAGCCACGCCGACGAGGTGCTGTCGTTGTGCCGCATACAGCGGAAGGCGATAGCCTTGCCTGATTTCTTGGCCCCATGCCCACCACGCAGGAGGGCTGACTTGACAAGGCCGTGCGCGTCGAGGGTGTTCACTCGGCGTACCAGATTTGCGACTGCCGCTTGATCGGCGGGATGCCGTCGATGTGGGTGAAGCTTGAGTCTTCGATCAACACGCGGTCTTGCGGGAGGAGCATCAACGCCCGATCCGCTTCTCTCTCCACGATCCACAAGTGCTTGTGCTGCTCAGGCGTCATAGAGTAGCCGTCGCCCATGTGGTCGATGGCAAACCAGATGGTGCCCTTCCCTAGCACATCCTTGTGATTCTCGCTCAGAATGGCGCATGACAGGCCAGAGATGGCTTCGGGTTGCCACGCTTCAGCGGACCAGCCGAAGCAATCCCACGACACTAACTCGGGCAGAGCAAGCGGGGCGTACTCGACCATCGCCCCCCGCAAGGCATGGAGGGGGACATCCACCACCAGCGCGCCATTTTCCAGCAACACATGACAGCCCAACGCCCGACCCGGTGTGACACTCACTCCCACCCACATGGCAGGGATCAGCGCCGTCCGCAGCGGGTCACGCAGGACGAAGCTCGGAACGACAAAGACGTAGCGGTGAGTTGGCAAACTGACATTATGCGACATGAGTCCCTCCTGAAAGACGGTCAAACTCAGCGACATCCTGCCCTGATCGTGCCCACTCCTCGCGGGTGCGGCCTTCGACCAGCTTGGTGCAGTACGACTTCCATGATCCGTCCGCATAGAACCGATGAATCGTCTTCACAAACTTCTGATCGACTTGATTCTTTGAGACGTAGGCTTTGTACGTCAGCGCAGCCGTCGCCAGATCATCGCACGATACCCCTTCCATGCGGAGGTCACGGTACGCTGCCATAAATGGCGGGTACGGTGATGCCACATCGCGCTTTGGGAACGTAGCCCAGCAGTACGACAGACATTCTTTGTCGTCATTCGTTAGGGTATATCGTTCTTTGAGTCGTTTGGGTGACTCGGCTGACGGGGGAGGGGCGACTACCGTGACGGGGTGGGGTGACTGCAATGACACCTCGTACAAGTTCGTGCGCCCGATCCTTTCAGTACGGGTGATATACCCGCACTCGACCAGCGCCAGCACTGAACGCTGCACCGTCCGCTCAGACAGGTTGCTTTCCTTTGCCAGTGTTCCAACGCTGGCCCAGACGTTGCCGCCAAGTTTGTTGGTGTGCGTCCCAATGGCGCACAGCACACGGATGTGTGTGTCTGACAATCGACCATCAGCAACGGCGGCGGCGGGGATGATACTCAGGTACGGCATAATGTTTCTCTCCTCTCTTTTATTTTTTGGCGTGTCGGCTATGGCTCCCCGTATTCCCACCCCGCATCCGTCGTGGGTGCCCCGCTCTCCAGAGCATCCGATGGATGGCTTGGTGCGAGACGCCCATCTCCGCAGCGACGGCTCGCATACTCAGCCCTGAATCGTACAGGTCAATCACCTTATCCCGCTTAGGCCAGTTGGGTTGATTGCCACGGTGTCTGTTCATCTCCTCTTCTTCCTTCTTGCTTGCTCTACTCACCCTTCCCTCCCGTTGTTAGGCGCTGCTTGCAAAACAATCTGACATCGCAGTAATGCTCGCACCGTTTGTACTCACCCACCCGAGTCTCGACGTTGTACTCTGTCAAATCTGCGCCATCAAAATCCGCAGCGTTATCACTTACTCGGGTGGCACGTTTGGCCCCATGCTTGGTCAGTGCATACTTGTTGCCACTGAACCACCGCTCCTCGTCGGTACACGGCACCTCCTCGCCACGGCTTGCCGCTTGGTGCATATACACCCGCTCTCGGATGTACTCCTCTGTGTCCTCTAGACTCCACAGCGGGACAGGGATTGCCATGATCGCTGCTTGCGGATAGCTCATGTCCCGCTCGGCTTCCGTCTTGCGCCAGTCACGGAAGATACCAATCACTTCCAACTGGTTGATCTTGTGCCCGTTCTTATGGGCAAGCCACCGCAACACGTTGAGTTGCCGTGTCCAACTATCGCTGCCGTTCTTTTTGTATGTGGTCGTGACCTTATAGTCAGACAGTTTGGTAAGGCCGAGGTGCATCCGGTCTACCTGACCGCTGACTTGCCAGCCGTTGACCGTGGCAAAGAGCCGTTCCTCGACCACCATGCCTTCTTCCTTCAGGCCAGCCCGTTCAAGGATCGTGTGAACCGCTTGCCCCAACAGTGCCCACACCCGCTCCGACACATCGACGGAGAGGTCATCCTTGTGCTTGCCACCCAACACCCGAATCTGCGGGGAGTCGATCAACTTGGTGGTGCTGATGTCCCCCCCGCCGACGTAGGGATCGTTGGTCACCGCATCCACGATAGACTGTGGAAGCCCATGCATATTGGTGATCTTGCCCATTAGCTGACGATCTGGATTTTGGGAGACGGGACAGGACCAGACTGCCCGTCCATGACATCGCGGGTAATGGACTGGAGGAGGTCGATAATCTCCTTTGCCACGGGTTCCATCTCAGGGTCTGACAACATGGTGGCAAATCCCTGCGCGATTTCCTGATCGTTCTGCATGACCGCCACGGCGAGGCCCGTCAGGCCCGTCAAGACGGCAAACATCTCAGGCGACATATTGATCGTGATGTGCTGGTTCATAAACTCCTCACTTGTAGGTGACGAACTGGGCGATTTCGTGCTGGTTCCAACGCCGTACAAACCCCACGGCTTCGTCGTGGCTCAGGCCAGCGGGGATAGCGATAGCGGTGGTGGAGGTCACCCGCCCTTTCGTGTCGCGGGTAACGCACTCAGCGGCCATGTCGGCGGTTGACAGCGGCTCCATTACTTCTTCTCCGGTGAGGTGACGCCAGCTTCGACAAACTGGTCAAGCTCAGAGTGGCGGTAGAAGACCGCCCCGCCAATACGAACAAAGTGCGGACCACGGCCCTGACTCCTCCACTTTGCCAGCGTTTGCTTTGCCATGCGGAGGTAGGCGGCAGCTTCTGCCGTGTCCAGAAGAACCGTGAGTTCGGTCATCGGGCGGCTCGGATGAACAGGGTAGCGGCAGCAGACTGCAAAGCAGCGGCGTCATACGGGACACCCGCCTCTTCGCACTTCACACCCAACGTTGCCATCGCAATGGCGAAGCACTCGCTGTACAGCACGGCGAGGGCAGCAAGGTCAACCGGGGCTTTCGGTGCAGCAGGCACAGCCAGATGAGCAACCGGAGGAGGCGTCTCGGCAGTGCCCTCGCCAGCACGATCCAGATTGGTGAACGTCTTGCCATCCTTCTTGACCTGACTGAACCGGATCGTCTGGCCGATCACCGTGTCGATGTCGAGCGAGAGGCGTTCCAGCCCACGCTTGGCGGGGGAGTCGTTGACATACACCGACGTGCCATCCGTCCCAATGAAGCAAACCTGCGGACCAAAGTTCCCTTCGCTGGGGATAGCTGCGGAAATTTCCAGCGTACAGGGTCCATTTGCGAGCTTGTGAATCATACGATCCTCGGTGGGTTGTGTCGTTGACTACTTGGTGAGAGGCAATGATATATATGGTTGACTACGGGCGCAAGGGGGTGCAAAAAGAAAACCCCGTAGCGTGAGCCACGGGGGTTTCTCTCTCTATAAGATGAGCAGCTACATCGCAGCGACCGTACTCCACACGGCGATGAGTCCACCCTTCGCCCGTAGTTCGACGGCCTTGGCCGAGGGACTTCTCCGGGATGCACCCCACTGAATGTGTGGACGGTCAGAGAAGTTCTCGTCGTTGATCGACCAGTTGCTATTCCAGTCCCCGCCCCACACTAGCCCATGCCTACGGGCCGAAGTCCCTAGCACGTTCCAGAAGTGGGGGCCAGCGTTCCACTTGTTCCGCACACAGATGATGTCCACGGCCAAGCCATAGCCATGCCATGTGTCGTCGGCGCTCTGGCTGTGCGTGACCACCCCACGGCCATCGTCGTAGGTGCGGCCAAAGCCGTAGAGGAATTCTTGCCGTTCGTTGGTCCGCATCGTCTCAAAGACTTGCGGGGTGTAGCCCCACGCCTTCATGTCGGCAACCACCCGTTCCACCGCTTCACGAAAGAACGGGGCCAGCACGGTGACGCCAGACTGCACAGGGACTTCAGCAGGAGGGAGGGGCAGCTTCACTTCTCTGCCCTCCCTTCCATCTTGCTAACCCGATCACTGATGTCACGGGTCAGCATATAGATGTCTCGGATGTCTTGATGCATGGATGCCACATCCCGCTCCACGGTTTTGACTGTCACCCGCATCATCCCCCACGACACCGCCACGCCGACCACCCCAGAGATCAGGGCAATCGGGACGCCGCCCAGTGTACTCGACTGCACCGCTGCCGTGCCAGCAGCGGAGGCTGCGCCGATGAGGAGGGCCGTACTGGTTTCAGCGGTCATAGCTTCTTCCTACCGTTGGCGTGATTTAACATACCCAGCATTGATGCGAGCACGTTTTTCCATCGCTTTGTTGATGAGCTTTCTCCGAACCAGTACGTCTTTGGCAACCTTCAAGTCCTTGTCAAGCGTTGAGTTGACATCGCCAATCTTTCGATCCCGCGCATCCAACGCATACTGCGCTTGCTGCCCAGCTTTAATAGTAACAGGGCGCAACCCAACTAGCCCAAGCGCATCGGTCTTTGCATCGTTGATGTTCCCGTAATACAAGTCTTTGAGAACATTGGGGATTTGATAGGAGAGGACTGTTGGGAGCGCCAAGTTTGCTGCAAAGCCGGGTGTAAACCGCCCACCTGAAACAGAGCCAACCGTAAACTTCTTGAGGATGTCAAGTCCCTCATCCCCCGGTTTGATGAACGGCCTGCCAGAGAACGGATCGGCATTTACCTTTGCCATTGCTGCCAAATCAAGCGCCGGGCCGCTGGGCTGAAAGATGCCGGGGATGTTTTCGCTCACCGCAGACATCGGACTCCCCGGCGAGGTTGAGCCAGTCAACGCGGTAAGGGGCGTAAACCGCGCAATGTCAATCATCTTGCGCTCCCCTACTTGGTCTGACTTCAGGCCAAGGGCTTCTCCCTGAATCAATCCGGGGAGGAGATACCCAGCCTTGCTAAACCTGCGGTTCGGTGGCAAGTCCATCTCGTTGACAGGGCCAGCCTTGCGACGACTTGCTTGGTCAACTGCCGCCCACGTTGACGCCACCAGCGCCCACCGCCACGGGTTTTCTGCAATCATGTCCAACAACGGGGGGATGTACTTGACGGGGTACATCACAAACGGGCTTAAGAACTTTACCTTTTTGATAAGCGGCGACCGACTATCGTAGCCGGGGAACGCCTCCACCACTTTTGCCAATGCCTCTTCTTGCCCCATCCCGTTCTTTGTGAGCTTTTGGAACAACGCCACACGGAAGATTGCGTCCCCTGTTGAGTAGAGTCTCCCTACTCCCCTGCCAAATTTCCGCGCCATTTCTTCTGCCGTGCCCATCGGCTTCAAGCCCTGTGCTTCCAGCGCAGCCCGTGTCTCTGGGCGCGTGGTCTTCATCATGCTACGAAGCACCGTCTTATCCTGATCCACCCCCTTCATCGGGACATCCCCATAGGTAGGGGAAGCACGGTCAAGCACACCCGCTTCTGCAAGGAAGCGCGTGGTGGGGCCATACTCTTTAATGTCTTTTACTGCACGGGGCAGAGCGATGGGGAATTCTTGGAAGGGCAACCCGGCCATTATTGCCTGTGGCATATTGGCAACAAAGTTGGAAACGTGCGTAGACGGATTGAATACCGTCTTGATGGTCTTCCAGTACTTCAACAACTTGTCGTAGTTGTTGACCGTCGATCTAAAGTCAGGCAAGTCGTTCAAATAGTCTGCCGCATCCTTCCGTACCACAGCGCCCCGCAACACACCAAGCTGCGGCGTGTCAGGCAACGTGACGTACTCCTGCCCCGGTCGCCTGAACTGTTCGCTCAATGCTTTGGCACGGGCCTTGGCTGCATTAGCCGCAAGAAGCGCGTCTCTGGCAGCAGTTGGCGAGCCGCGAGACCCTCTGGTCGGCGTCCGTGCCACCTTTGCCAAGTCAGCCCCAATAGCCGCCTCACGAACGGCGCTGACATACTCAGGGTTGATGACGCCGGGGATGTCCGCTAACGCTTGAAACAAATGCGCCGTAGTAATGTCCCGCGCCCCTCGCCCGAAGTAATCGGCAATGCGATAGGACACCTCTCGGATTTCCCCAAGGGCATCCCGCTCCTCACGGGTCAGGAGGTCGTTTCTGATCTTCTCGCCACCGATACGGAACGTCTTGCCTTTGTGCTGAACAACAACATCGTTGACATCGCCAGCTTCGTACTTGGCATAGCGGCGAGGGAGGAATTCAGCCCCACGCTTGGCATAGGTGTCAGCCGAGATAAGCCCAGCGCCTACTTTCTGTAGGCCAAGTGTGTTGTCAGCAATCTTCTGAGCAAACGCCACGGCAAGCGCCGTGTCTTCAGCAGACAACGTGCCAGCTTCTACCGTCTCCTTATCAAGGATGTCAGACACAACCCGCTCAAACACAGGACCACGCTTCTGCGCTTCAGACGCAAGCTCACGGCCAGTGGCTTCTATCTTTGCCCTGTCCCGCAAAGCAACCGCTTCTACAACTTCTTTGATGCGCGGATCGGTGCGGATGTCGAGGCTGATCTCATCAAGCGTTTTGCGGCCAGCCGAAGACTTGGCAAGTTCTTCAGCAATCTTTGACCCCGTGTACTTGGCTCCCTGCTTGACCTTGCCATGCACCAGAGAGTATGCAGCAAACCCCATCAGGGCGTTGCCTGTCCCCTGAAGTCTCTCGTCTTCTGACTGACTGAGGCCGTAGCCAAGCCCGCCAAGGGCAATCTTAGAGATGGCTTTAGGGAGTTGACCCTTAGCCCCTCGCGTGGCTGCACCAAGGGCCAGTGCCCCAAGGATACCAAGCTGCGTGTTGGTGCTATCTTCGTCATCGCCAAGCGCCAATGCACCAGCCGTACCCACGCTGTACAACGGCTGTCCTGCCTCTACCGCTGCCTTGAGTTCTGGGGTGATACGGAAAGAGAGGTTATTGGCAAACCGATCCTGTTCTTGGCGTTTTGCACGGGCCGCAACAAAAGATTTTAATTCTTCGTTTTGAGCGTTGAGGCGAGTGTCAATGTCCCGAATGACTCTGTTAAACTCTAGCGGAGTCATGGTGCGTAAATCAATCGCGTTGCGCGCAGCAACACGCTCGTCCGTGATTGCTGCCATTCTTGCCAACCCGAGTGAGACAGCCTCGTCGTACTCGCTCTGAGATATGCCGCCGTTGTCGCCTTGCCCCACCTTCTCTACTTCAATCTTGACGCCGAGTTTCTTTCCGTAATCCTTAACCGTCTTTGGGACGATGCCTTCGTAGTAGCCCGTCATACCCTGTGCGCCAACATCAAGGGCGTCTCCTTCAAGACGGCCATCGGCAATCAAACGTGCGGAAACATCAGCGCCAACCATTCCGGGGAGTTCTTCGGGTGCTATAAAGACTTCGCGCCTCACCTCTTGCCCGTTTCTGTACACAGTCAAAGAGCCAGTGCTTCCGTCCGGGTCCACGTTCCAATCCAACCGATCTGCCACCGTTCGCAGCGAGAACATATCCGCTGCCTGTTTGCCCAGCGGCAGCACTACCCGTTCCGCACCACGCTTGACAGCTTCTTCAAGTATGCGCTTTAAGTTCAACTCCGTCCATTGCGGAGTCTTCTTGAAAGGAAGGTCGGGGACTGCGTACTGCGGGTTCGGCCTTTGACGCAGCGCCCTAATCTCCTGAGCGATTCTGAATTCTTCCTCATAAAGGGCTTTGATGTTTGGCATTGCTTTAACGCTTCTGCCAATCTCATCCATACGATCCATTCGACCTTCTCTCGCAAAATCAATTTGCTCCTCTAAGGTTACCCCTTCCGGTGTTTCCTTAAAAGTATTAGTCGCAGCCTTCCGCGCTTCTATCCGAGCCTCGCTGGACGTTTCGGGCGGGAGCTTGTCGAGTAGCTCGTTTACCCGCCTGTACTTTACGGTCTCCAACTCAGTCCCTTGCCTTAACAAGTTTCTGTATGTTGGGTCAGTTGATAAAATTTCTGATACGACGCGGTTTTTCTCACGCTCAGCAACCCGCCTCGCCTCGTTGCCTTGGTTGCGCAGTTCGTCAAGTAACACTTCACCCTGAGCGTAAGCCTTCTTTGCCTCTGGCGTCTTATACCCTTTCTTCCGTCCTTCTTGGTGTACATCGCTTTGCGACTCGTTAATCACCAAGACCCGCTCGCCGTTCACGACTCGCTCGTCTACGCGGGTGTGTACGATTGGGTTGTCAACACCGGACCAATGGCTGTGGCGGTATACATCGGCGTCTGGTGCTGCAATAGACTGCCCATACACCTGACGCCCCTCTGCTTGTGCGGCAAGCGCAGCAGCTTCCGCTTCTCCCCGTGTGGAGTGGCGTGAGATAACGTCTGATGTCACGCCATCACGAAGGACAAACACCTCTCCTTCTTGCACGGGCTTTGCCGTTGTCACCAACTCCGAGTAGTTCGTCTTTGCGCCGGGGATGGCATATGTGGAATAGCTATCACGGGGAAGAGGTGCTTGGTCTGTTGGCGTCGGCACCTTGTACCCGCGATCCGCCGACCCCAACACTGGCAACCGTTCGCGCAAGGCCGCTGACACGTTAGCTCTTGTAATTGTGCCCTTCTGCTGGGCCAACCACTCGCCAATGCGCGTGTCGTCTATTTCAGCCTTGCGGGTGCCTTTTGCCAACACCCCAAGCCAATAGCCCGCATCGCCACGATCCTGCGCTGCGTTGCCAATGGCTCGCAACCCTGCGCTAAACGCCTTAAACGGAGCTTCTACGGCATCGTCAACTACGCGAGTTGACAGGCCAATCCCACCACCGCGAGATGCTGCAAGGCCCACCAGCGCCCCAGCACCAGCCCCCCGGAGTCGGTCTTCTTTATCTGCGGTTGCGCCAAATGCAGCGCCTAGTGCAGCAGAGCCAATGTTTTGCCCAGCGGGGGTGCGTGGGAGAACAGACCCTACCGCCCCTAAAGCTCGCCCAACGCCTCCGCTTCCCGCAGTGCGAACGACTGCTCCTGCGGCGTCAAGGGGCGTCCCCGCATCCGCTCCAATGTTTTGACCAGTTGTTCTTGACTGTTGAAAGGTGCTTGCTGCTGATTTGTTGGCGTTAGCGGCGGCATCATAGTCATCGAAGTATTGAGAAGGTGGGCCTTCGGGAATCCAAAGGTTCGGGTTGAAGACACGCGCTCGTACAACATCTTCTGGCTCGCCACCACGATAGGCCATAAACACCACATCGGGGCGACCATCTACGTCTACGTCCCACCCAGCAGGAGCAAACTCATCGTTAAACTTGAGTCGCCCAGTCTCAACAAACCCGTACTGTCGGTAGAGGTCTGTTAAGTACCCAGAGAAAGCGTCAAGCGTTTTCCCGCCAGAGCGAATGCCGTCAAAAACAACCTCTCTTGCCGCGCCTTTTGGCCCACCGTTGTTAAACAGGTTCTGCATATCGCCATCTGGCGTTAATGCAAACCCGACCGTCCCATTGTGCTTGAGTGTTACTCTCTTGTCAACAAGTTCTTCTGGAGCAAGAGGAGAGAGGAAGCCGGGGCGTGTGCTTTTGTTCCGCATAGCAATGAACTGATTTGCCACGGGGTCATCTGCACCCTTTACGCGGTAGTCAATTCTTTCCTGCGCCTTGGACAGCATCTCGTCCTGCGTCGTGAGCAGCCGCTCTATCTCTGCGTCATCCCCAGACTCAACAGCACGACGGAGGCTGCTGTTGAAGTCTCCTTCCATTGCCTCCCGTGGGACAGAAACTCGCGCTCCCCGCAGAGTGGCTTCTTCAGCCAGCTTGCTGCCAACGCTACCCAACAGCTTGGCTTCGTTGCTGACATTGCTGGCGACGTTCTTGCCAAACTGTGTGGCGCTGGAACCCAGCCCCGCAACAACATCAACAGCCCTTGCCCCCGCTCCACTCAGCGGGAGGCTCGCTCTTACTTTTGCCTGTTGTGCAAACTTGTCAGCCGCTTTTAGGTACGGGTTAGCAGCCTTGGCGTCCAACGCCCCGCTCTGGATTCCTTCGCGGATCAAGCTGCTCATCTGCACAAACGGCTCAGCGCCCTGCGCTCGCAATGCAGCCCGCGCCTTGCCCGGAGCCTTGAAAGCGTTGACAGTATTGTCAAGCGATCCAAAGGTCAGGCCCAGCGTAGCATCCAACACCATATCCGCAGGCACCTTGTACTTGGACGCTGCAATGCGGTTTATCACATCACTGTCTAAATAGTTGCCAAGGAACTCAACAAACGAACCGCCCTTGGCTTTTGACTGTATGCCCGTTAGTGCTGCACTGGCAGCAATAGGTGCCCGTAGTGATCCTGCGGCCATGTACGGCGCAAGGGCACCCGCTATCCGCATCCCACCGCCAATGACTTCCTCACCCGCTGACTGCGGAGCAAAGGACTGCTCAATGTCCTGTTGAGTCTTTCGCGTAAACTCCGCGATGTCAGGGCGTCCAAGGAGGTTGTATGCCCCTTCGACGAACGGCGCAGCCATGCCACTCACGGCAGGGACCGCTTGACGGGCGGCATACAACGGAGCCTTCAGGACATCAAGCACCTGTTGCTGGAACTGTTCTACTGGACGGTTGGCCTCTGCCTTGGTTGTTCTGGCAAGGCGACCAACAATGTCGCTCGTCGCGTAGGACGTTTGCGGCTGAGCAGGCTGCGCTTTTGCCCGCCGCTGCAAGATGTCTTCAGCAAAGGCCGTGTCGTACTTCTTCTTGGGTAGCGGCGTTACCGCAGCAGGAAGCTCCGCTCCCGCATCAGCAAACTGCTGAAACGACGGAGCGCCGATCTTCAGCGGAGAGAAAGCCTTTGACGGGTACCCAGCCGTATCTGTGACCTTGGGCGTGGGGGCAACGCGAGTGCGGAACGGGTTGCCCTGCGGCTTTGGGTTAAGCGGGTTGTTTGGGTTGCTTGCAGATGTCGGCCTAAACGGGTTGCCCATTACGGAATCTCCTTTTTCACCCGAGCGGTTATGGCACTGTCAGATAGCGTGGGGTTCTGCAATTTAATGGAATCCCACAGGTCTTCGCGCATCTTCTCTTTCCCTGCCCCACCAGAAGCAGGCGAGAACAGATCAAAGCTGCGCGTTGACGGTCTTACGGGAGGCGCTGGGTCAGGAGGCCCAAACGCCTCCCCATACCCCGTGGTATCACTGGAGACAAGAGAACGCTCGTACGTCGGAGATAGCCGTCCTGTTTTTCCCTGCGCTGCTTCAAGCCGCTTCTCAGCCGCATCGACCTTTGTTTGCCATGCAGCGTTAGCCTTGTCAAAGTCTGCTTGTGTCCCCGCCCACCGACTTACGTCGGGCCTAGAACGATCAAGTTTATCAAGCTGCGCCTGCGCCGTCTTTTCTTCGTTGCGAGACGCCTCGACAATCTTGCCAGCGCCACCAATGATTTTGCTAATGCCTGCTGATTTTGCCTTATCGGTATTGTCTCTCGCGCTGTTCCGTTCTGCCAGCCTCACACGGCGCTCATCCCGTGCAGACTGCCCGACTTGATAGGGCGTCATCGTATCAGGGTTGAACCTTGCCTTCAGTTCGGCATCTTCCATAGCCGCTTGTAGCGCAAGCTGTCGTGGCGTTGAGTACAAGCCAAACTCCTGCCCGTCTACCATCTCTGTGCTGACAGGCTGGCGAGGGGTAGCCCCCGGCATATCTCTGCCAGTTGGCAAATACCCGCCTGCAAGCAAACGCTGGCGCTGGTTTTGGGAACGGTCTTTCTGCGCCTGTGCGCGGTCTTCCTTTGCCGTTGCCCGGTCTTCCATCTCCATCGCATCCATACGGACCTGCCGTGCCAGCGCAGTTGCCATGCGCGCCTTCTCCTCGTCCGCCGCCCGCTTCTGGGCTAACCCTTCTAGCCCACCAACGGCCCCACCCAGCACATAGTCTAAAAATCCTCTTCGCGCCATCTTCTCTCCGTGCTATGGTGTCAGGTGGGTCAGAATCCCGTGTACTGCTCCCACTGGGAATCAACAGCGTTCCAACGGTAGCCGCCGACAACTTCATTATCAAAAGCTCCGGGTCGGTTGGGGCGTCCTGTCGAGCCACCGGCACCGCCAGAAGTCCCACCCCCAGTCCCAACTCCAGTACCAGTACCCGTACCAGTACCTGTCCCAGTTCCAGTTCCCGTTCCCGTACCAGTACCCGTACCAGTGCCAGTACCAGTGCCAGTACCAGTGCCAGTGTTAGTGCCTGTTTCAGCCTTGGCTGCTGGCTTGAGGCCCACAAACTTGGCAGGGTCAAGGCCCATCGCCCGCAAGGTGGGTTCCCACGAATCTGGGGAAGTCCTGCCCGAGTAGATGTCGCTAATCAGTTGGCTGACCGCAGTCCCTTGACGGAGCGTAAGTTCGCCTGTCTGAATTGCCTCTAGCGCCCCGTTCCTGCGCTTGTCTTCACCAAGCTGGTCCTGCTGAAGTTTCTCCCCAGCCATCCCACTCCGCTTCCGTTCGGCCAACTCCGCCGCTGACTGGCCTTCGCCAGCAAGATTGCTCCGTCTCCGCTCGCCCAACTCGTCCGTGCTAAGGGCCAATTGGCCCATCTGGTACTCGGAGGTTGCCTGATCCCGTGCCTGCTGCAAGTCGAGCGACCGGCCTTCCAGCGCTGCCCGTTGCTGCAACTCTGCCGCACGGAGGTTGATGGTGGCCGTGACCTCCTTCGACTTGACATTGGCCTCAAACGTGCCGATGTCCTGCGTTCCGGTGGTCTGGGCAAACTGCTGCATGGTGTTCAAGTACTGGGCACGATCCCGTGCTTCAGCCTCCGCCTGCTGCCCAAGCAGTTCCGCATCCAGCGTCCCCAAGGCACGGGCCTGCTGACCCGCCAGATCGCCGTAGCGTCCCCCGCCAATCGTGGACGCCGACAATCCTCGGGCCGCGAGTTCTTCTTCCAGCTTGCTGCGTTCTGCGCCGTACTTTGCGCCCAACTCAGCTTGCCGTGCCGCCCGAAGGGCCTCGTAGGACTGCCCCTGAATCTTGGTCGGGCCACTGCCTAACTCGGCCAACCGCGCCTGCAACGCATCCCGCAACGCCTGTGACTGTTTAGACAAGGAGAACTGCCCAGCGCCTGTCGTGGCAGCGGTATAGGTCGGGATTACGGGTACCTCTGTTGGGGTCGCCCCGCCCGCTACTGGAGGTGGGACGTAGGCTTTGATTGGAGCCGTGGCCACTGTGGCAGGGGTACCGCCACCTGTCGGGGCACCGCCCGTTGTTCCCGGCGTCCCGCCACCTGTCGGCGGTGCTGCCGCTGGAGGGGCTGCTGGAGGGGCTGCTGGAGGTGTTACCGGAGGAGTTACCGGAGGAGTACCCGTTGTCCCCGGCGTCCCTCCGCCAGTGGGGGTGGTTTCGTACAGCGGGGGCGGTCCTCCGGGTCCATCGCCAGCAGGGTTAGACACGCCACCCGCAAGACCGCCATAGGTCCGCAGGAGGTTGGTGGTGCCACTTGCCTGCGCCAACCGCAAGTCGTTGGCAGGGCTGTCATACAATGCCTTGCCACCATACGGCTGATAGCCTGCGGCTACCATCTCCTCATACGACTTCTTGCGGAGACGAGGGCCACCTTCGCTTGCTGGCACATAGGCGTAGTTGTACGGAACAGAGTCAACCTTGTTCTCTTTCTTCCACGCCTGTTCTTCGGCATTGGTATCGACATCCCGCTTGGTGCCAAAGTTTGTGTTGGCAGGCTGGGAGGCGATGTAGCTCTTGAGTTGCTCAACCGTCTTCCCTGCCTGCTGCGCCAGCGTGGCAAACTCCGCTTCCGAAGTAGGCGTCCCGTATTTACGGAGGAACTGGTACAGCCCTGACCCTTGACCCGGCTCAGAGCTAAGGGTTCCACCAAATCCCGCCGCCCCACTTGGGAGGTTGGCTTGCGTTTGTGCGGCCAACTCTGGGGGAGTCAGCGCAGCATAGCCCGTAGGCATTGCAGCGCCAGCCCGTGCTTCTGCGCCCCACACGCCACCACGCTTCGTCCATGTGACGCCGCTGCTCGACACGAACGTCGAGCCGTTCGGGGCGGTCGGAGGCGGGACCGTACCAGCATTATACTGTGGCGCGTTTGACACGGGCACTTCAACGTTCGTGTACGTCGCCGTGCCGGTGTCCTTGTCAATCGTCGGCGTTCCGGTAATCCCACCCGTGGCGCTGTATCCCATCGTCGGAGGGGGAGGAGGGGGCGGAGGCGGCGGTGTACCACCACCAGCAGCCCCACCACCTCCACCACCAACATTGCCAATCTCACCAGCCCCACCTGCCCCACCTCCACCGCCACCAAGCACAAATTCGCCAGCGTCAGGCGCGGCCATACCAGACAACGACTGCTGCAACTGCCCAAGCATCGGCACGGCCTGTGGCCCAGCCATCGGCGCAGCCTCCGCTTGATCCGGTGCAGCCGTGGGAAGCCGTTCCTGCAACTGCGACAACATCGGCGTCATGGCCGCTGCGTCAAACTCAGGTGAGACGGCAGACGTATCCCGAGGGGCTGGCCGTGCCACCCCCTGCTTCTGCAAGTCGGCAAACGTGTTCGTTGGCGGAGGGGCAGCGGCGGTGTCGGCCTTTTCCGTCGTAGACCCCGGCGCAAACCCCTTGGTGTAATCGTCGTCGTCGTCCCCACCCATCGGCGCATTGCCAAACAGGTCTTTCTTGGGGCTTGGCAACGAGCCAAACGCGGTGTTAAACGTTGCCATTACATCCCTCCTGTCAGCATCGCCCGCAGTCTGGCACGGTTGGCGTTCAACTCGTCAAACTGCTGCTTGTCCATCATGGCCGTCTGGTCATAGTTCCCCTGCTGACGGACCCGCAACTTTTGCGCTTCGTCAAACTGACGAGCCTCTTCTGCTATTTTGAGGCGTACTTGTTCGTCAGCAAGGTCGTCTTTCCGTATAGCTTGGACACCACCCGCAACCTTGCCAAGAATATCTTCGTTCTCTTTAATAAACCGAGCGCCACTCCCAATCGCTTGACCAACTTTATAGCTGCTCGGCACCCCACCAGCCATCTGCCCGCCGCCATAAATTACATCGGGGGAAAGACCACCCGGCATGACGGACGTTGCACTGGGGAGTTTGGGGATACCGCCACCCGTAAACATATTGCCAAGCCCGCCCTTGGCCGCTTGGCCTAGCTTGGCACCAGCGTAGCCACTGACGCCGCCCTTGATAGCGCCACCCGTGTTAAACCCCTTGAAGTACCCCTTGCCTTCCGTGTCGCCGCCCAATGCTGCGCCAAGACCAGCGCCGATCAGCGGACCAACACCGGGGATAAACCCTGCGGCAATTGGGGCAATCGTCTTGATAAGCTTCTTGTTGCGGTCGTAAATGCCTGCCAACCCACCACGCTTCCGTGCCATGTGTCTCTCCTTGCTGCTGCTATGAAGTGTTATCGAACCATCGTGGGCTTCCCGCCATTTCGTTTTGATCCCATCACAGCACCTGACTCCACGACCCGCCGGTGAAAATGTACATGAGCAACGTGTCCGTCCCGACGTACACACTCCCCTCCGTCGCCGTCACGGGCCGCAACGCCAACGTGCCCGACTGGATATGGATCGACGTATCGGCGTCATGCGCGTTGAAGGCGGCACCACCGATGTTGTCGTTGGTTCGTACCGTGTTGGCATCGACCGTGCCAGTCCCGTTGAGGACGGGCGAGGCGAAGGTCTTGATGGCGTGAAGAGGGAGGAGGACGGCCATCGGTTACGCCTGTGGCGGGATAGGCCACGCTGGCGGATTAAACGGGTCGATCACCGTGCCCATATAATCCCGCAACTGCTGGCGGTAGGTCGCCCACTCGGCCTTTTTCTCGGTCGCCAGCGGCACATCGGAGAGCTGCGTGTAGTCGCAGGCTTGCAACTCCCCGTCACGGGTCAGCCGCAGACTGCTCAACGCGGATTGCTTGGCCTGCTCTACCTCATCCGCCGACTTGTCCGTCACCACCCACTGTTGCGTCCACACCCCATCCACCAGCACGGCGTCGGCATCCGTGCGGACTTGCGTGAGCGGGTTGTGCGGGGGAGGCGTGACGAGCTTGAGCTTAGAGACCCCGAACGTTGTCGCCTCTGCTGGGGTCAGTTGGCTGGCTCGGACGGTGTTGTTCTCGTCCCACACCGTTGGCTCACCGTTATCAATGACATGACGGAGGAAGGTCGTTCCGCTGGCTTGGACGTATCTCATGTCTTCTCCTTCAGTTTAGCGGCCTCTCGGCGTTCAATGGCACGGGCAACCCCTTCCGCATACGCAATGGGATCGTCGATCTGTGCCAGCAACGCTGCCATAGTTTTTTCTACCTGCGCCATCGTGCCAACGGTATCCGCGAGACGGTTCTCAAGGTTTGTCCGATACTCGCACTCGGGTAGGTCTTTGAGGATGTACTCAAAGTTGATGCGGTCAAAGTCGTAGTGAAAATACTCCACCTCGCGCCCGTAGATTGCATCGGCGAGGGTGTCGTATTTGTACGAGGAAGGGAGCTGTGAGTAGATCATTGATGTCTGTTGGTTAAATCGGAGAAAACGCTACGCCATAGGCACCGCTAGCAGGCAATGTTGCAGGATCAGCATACTTTATTCCAAACCCTGCACTACTCCATTGATATGCACTGACAAAAGGAGAACTGAAGTGAGCAACAGCTAACTCTGTTCCTGCTGGCGAAAATGCTACGCCATTGCCTTGACCAGTAGGCAGTGTTGCAGGGTTGGCATACTTTGTTCCAAACCCTGCCCCACTCCATGGGTATGCACTGACATAGGGGCTGCTGTTATGGGCAGCAGCCAGCGCTGTCCCGTCTGGAGAGAAGGCTACGGCATAGCCATTACCAGTAGGCAGTGTTGCAGGGTTAGTAAACCTTGTTCCGAATCCTGACGCACTCCATGTGTATGCTTGGACGTAAGGGCTGTCGTCGTGAGCAATAGCCAGTTCTGTTCCTGCTGGAGAAAAGGCTGCGCCACGCCCGTTATTGTTGCCGAACGGTGTTGCAGGGTTAGTAAACCTTGATCCAAACCCTGACCCACTCCACGCATATGCACTGACCCAAGGGGAACCGTTGTGAGCAATAACTATTTCTGTTCCTGCTGGAGAAAACGCTACTCCACGCCCAGTGCCAGTAGGCAGTGTTGCAGGGTTGGTGAACTTCGTTCCAAACCCTGCACTACTCCATGGATACACACTAATAAAAGGGGAGGTGGTGTGAGCAACAGCTAACTCTGTTCCTGCTGGCGAAAATGCTACGCCATTGCCCTCAAAAGTAGGCAGTGTTGCAGGGTTGGTAAACTTTGCGCCAAACCCTGATCCACTCCATGGATATGCATTGACGTATGGTGATGAGTCGAAAACAACAGCCAAAGCTGTTCCGGAGGGAGCAAAGGCTACACCAAAAGTGGAACCAGCAGGCAGGGTTGCAGGGTTAGCGAACTTCGCTCCAAACCCGCCATTACTCCATGAGTACACACTAATAAAAGGTGTGATGGCGTGAGCAACAGCCAGAGAGCGAGACAGGTTCAATGGAGTAGCGGGCCAGCAGAGCCACTGTGTAGCCGCTACTTTCAACGCCGTCAGCATATTGCCAGCAGGGACGTTTTGAGT